AACTAACTATTAAGGAAGATGAATAAATACGAAAAATGGATTAGGCAGATGTATGAGAAGTATAAATCAACTCTCTTCATTGAAAAATATCACCTTAAAGTAACAAAATCGGAGGATAAAGACACATACCTTGCTTCGGAATTTAATTATCCTTACCTTGATATAAATATATTATATTCAGAAAAATCATTTAAGGATTGGCAAAAAAGTAAATTAGATGCAGAAAGGAGAATGATACATGAATTTTGCCACACTATTACAGACCCATTGTACTCTATATGCAATAATTATCCGTCAAAAAAAGAGATAGAACAGGCTAGAGAAAGACTCACTGACCACATAGCTCAAATCGTTAATAAGCATTTTAATTTAATCAAATAAAATAATAACTATGAAAATATTTATATCAATGCCTATGAAGGCAAAAGGAGTAGAGCAAGTCAGACAAGAAATGAATAAGGTTTTTGAGTACATTAAAAATAAATTACCACAAGCAGAATTAATAGATAGTATTTTAGATGGAGCTGATAAAGATATTGCAATAAAAGGTGACGATGTAGGAGTATGGTATTTGGGTAAATCAATCCAAATGTTAGCAGGAGCAGATATTATATTTTTTGTAAATGATTGGAAAGATTTTAGAGGTTGCTCAATAGAAAGAGAAATAGCAGATAAGTATGGTAAATTTTGCGTAGATATTAAAGTAAATTACTAACTAAACCACAGCCCTCCCTCTAGCTTCATAAGAGGGGAATAATATATGAGAAAATATAAAGTAACGCTAGAGTGTTGTGATTTAGTAACCGAAGAAGTTGAAGCAAACAACAAGGAAGAAGCAATAGTAATAGCAAAAAATCAAGCTAGAGGGAACGTAAATGGAGATAGTTTTGATTTATACCAAATAGAGATTATAAACTAATAGGGGAATAAAAAGATGAAAAAGAAAGCACGAAAAAAGTTTATAAAAACAATGAAAAAGTTAGAACCACTTATGGTAAAATTAGCAGAGAAGTAGATAAACATTTTGAGGATAGAAGGGGGAACCTGAAAAGGGAGACGGCGAGGAAGTTGGTACCCGAGTGTCGTAATAGAGAAGTCGCCTTTAACTATTACTTCCCCTCCTGTCCTCAAAGTAGAATTATTATTTGTGATTGGTACTGTGGTGGAAAGCAACTCTTAGGAAATTCCTAATAGTTCAAGGTAGACACTAACGTATTTAAGTTTCACTGGCTGCCAACTCGAAAGAGAATTGATACGTCCAATTAAGCCGATGAAACATGTAGAGTGGCTAGACGAGTTATACCCGTAATATGGGTGTGGAGTCGCCGAACAGGTCCATCTCGGGAATCTCTACCAGTACCAGTCAAAGATTGTAATTATAGTAAATATATCTTAGCGAAAAGTTATCCACAGGTCATACTTGCATCATCTTACCGCTATGATATTCTATAGATGTAGGGAGGGCAATTAGTCCCACCCACAATATAAAAAATATTATGAACAACACAAATATGGGATTTATGATAAATGCAGATGTAGACTTTCTTAGGGATAATTGTTTCGATAGTTACAACGATGGTGTAGATGGTCAGATAACTCACGATGATGGTTTTATGCACATTAATGTAGGTTCAACAAGATATTCATTCGATGTAGGTCAAGACCTTTCAAACTCACGATACAACAGTCGATGTAACTCAATCCTTAGAGACGCTGGTATTAACCACACAGTTACAGGTAATAATAACTACTAATGCCTACACTATCAGAAATAGCAAAACTTCTCGGCTCACAAGGTGGTAAGAAAAGAGCAGAAAACTTATCACCTGAACGCCGAAAAGAAATCGCTACTAAAGCAGTTAAAAGAAGAGAAGAACTACGGGCAGAAAGAAAGGCTAAGGGTTTGTAATTATAAGAACTTAATAGCTAATATAAATAAAATGATAACAATAAAAGGATTTGCTATAGTTCCAAAAAAGATAAACCTGACAGGTGATGATAGGTATGGAAAGCATATTTATTCTCCAGTGCAGGAAGTATACTCATCAAAAGAGGAAGCTGAAGAGGCTTTAAGATTAAATCATAGATGCTATTTTACAACTAGTGATATGGAAATTAAGGAAGTCGAGGTAAATATTAAATAGCTAACAAGTAAATAATGGATAAACTAATACAAGAGATAAAGGAAACTGTTGTCGCACACAAAATCGGTAAGATAACAGAAAATGAAATGGATAATCACATAAGAAGACTCATTAACTCCGAAAAAGCTCTCTGGCAAAAAGAAATGCTAGACAGTCTACCAGAGGAGAAGATTAAAACAGCAGATGATGAATGGGGCTTTGGGTTTGAAGATGGTTACTTAGAAGCAATCAGAGACATAAAGCAAAAGTGGAATATATAAGTTATCCACTTTAAAATTATTAGACACTAAACAAATTATAAGGTAAAATATAACTATGAAAACTACTAAAAACGTAACAGATTTAAGCACAGTTGAATTAAAAGCGTTGGCGTATGATATTCTTTGTGATATTGAACTCTTCAACAAGAATCTCAAAATCGTCAATCAAGAACTAGAAAAGAGACAAAGTGAAGTCCCAGTCGAAACTATCACACCAGAGAAAGTAGAAGAACTTAAAACAGAATAACTATGAAAAAACTCACATTTACACTAATAGCAATCACACTACTCGCAACAGGAACAGCTTTTGGGGCAGTAGCTAAAAAGGTAATAGAAGTATTACAAAAAGACAACATAGCAATAATCTACCCATCAACAGGAGAGATAAAAATTTACAAGGTAGATGACGGTAAAAACACTTGCTACATATCAGATTACACAGCTAAAGGAGGCTCAAATTATAACGTAATCCAACACGCACTAAGTTGCGTAAAGAATTAACAGCTAATATATATCACTATGAAGAAAAAAGGAGGCAAGAAAGGTGGTAAATGCTAAATAGAAATGAACAACTGTACTAATTGTGGATGGAGTTATGCACCATACAAAGCAGAAGATTGGAGCTGGGGAACAGGAGAAATATGTATAGTACCAGTCCGTGACAAAGAACCAAAAGGATTATGCCCATACTGTAACAAAAATAGTCAGTTGTATAACGAAAAACATTATCAATTAAAAGAAAAATATGTCACCACTCAAAAAAGGTTATTCACCAAAGAGTATAAGTAAAAACATACGAACTGAAATGAAACACGGCAAGCCACAGCGACAGGCAGTAGCTATTGCTTTAAGTGTTGCAAGGAAGGCTCGGAAGAAGTAAATGGCAGAAGTAGGAAGACCAACAGACTACACACAAGAGTTAGCAGATAAAATATGTGAAAAAATATCACAAGGCTATTCAGTTAGAACTGTTTGTGCTATGGAAGATATGCCAGCTACAACTACATTCTTTAGATGGATAAGAGAAAACAAAGAATTTAGGCAACAATACGCGTATGCCACCGAGGAAAGAACAGAGGCAATGGCAGAAGACTTACTTGATATTGCAGATGACGGAAGTAATGACTTAATGACTATTCAGAAAGGTAATCAATCCTACGAAGTAGAGAACAAAGAAGTAACTAACCGCTCAAGACTTAGAGTAGATACAAGAAAGTGGCTTATGTCTAAAATGAAACCAAAGAAGTATGGAGATAAAACAGATATTACCTCTGGTGGTGAAGCTATTAAGTTTCAAGGTGTAGAAATATCTATAAGAAAAAATGAAAGTTAAATTTGAAGTACACGAATCACATATACCAGTATTTGAAACAAACAACGCTCGTTACATTATCTTAATGGGTGGGCGTGCTAATGGTAGAAGTGGCACAGCTTCACGCTACACAGTCTCAAGGCTGTTAGGAAAGGAATATACACGAGGAGCTATCATGCGTGCTACCAGAGAAGACATAAGAGCTTCTTGTTGGGGTGAAATAATAGATAGACTAGACGAGCAGGGCATAAAAGAAATGTTCAAGATAACTGATAATGAGATGTATCTTGAGATAGGACAGAATAGCCTTAGAGCACACGGATTTAGAGCTTCAAGTGGTTCACTCACAGCCCGTCTTAAATCACTCGCAGGTTATAACTACATTTGGATAGAAGAAGCAGAAGAAATAGGCGAGAATGAATTTAGAACACTAGACGATACACTCCGAACAGTTAAAGGGAAGATTACTATTATCCTATCCCTTAACACACCACCAAAAAGCCATTGGATTATAAAGAAATGGTTTGACCTTTTACCATCTACAGAAGCGGGATTTTACATACCAAGACTAAAGAAAGAAGCCGAGCAAGATACCATTTACATAGGAGGAACTTACAGAGAGAACTTAATGAACCTTGATAAGCATACAATAGACCGATATGTAGCTTATAAGACAACTAATCCTAGCTATTACTGGCAAGTGATTGAAGGGTTATGTCCAGATGAAGTAAGAGGGAAGATATTTAACGGTTGGCAACAGATTGACTTTATACCTAAAGAGGCAAGACTTGTTCGCTTTGGTGAGGACTTTGGTTGGTTTCCTGACCCAGCTTCAGTTGTTGCAATCTACTATTGGAATGGTTCATACATTGTAGACGAAGTTGCTTATGGAACAGAACTATCAAACGAATACCTTGCAGGAGAAATTAAAAAAGTAGGACAAGCTATAACTATTGCTGACAGTGCAGAGCCTAAGAGTATCGCAGAGCAAAGGAAGTATGGAATCGTAGTGCAAGGAGCAGAGAAAGGAAAGGATAGTGTAATGTTTAGAATCAAAGTAACTTCACTTAAAAAGATTTATGTAACAAAAAGAAGTAAAAACATTTGGGAATCATACGAGAATTATCGCTGGGCAGAAGATAAAGACGGAAATCCTAAAGGAGAACCAGAGCATACTTATTCACATGCAATGGATAGTTTGACTTATGGAATCGCCTCGCTTCATAACAAACAATCTGATATAATTAGACCACAAGCACCAAGAGTGAAATCTAACATAGCAATGTAATGGAACAAGAAATACAAACAGTAGAAATAAACCCATTTGATACAAAGCTTGAGCCTGATGATAATGGCGACTTACAAGAAGTATCTGTATTGATACCAAGATGCTGTCGGGAAGGTTGGGAAAGTTGCAAACACATCGCTAAGAAACAAAAGAAATTAAAAACTAACATAGGTTTATAATGAAAAAACTCGACAAAGAAACAATAAATAAAAAAGGTAAAGCTAATCCAATATTCAAAGGATTACCAGATGACTTAAAGACTGTGGAACAGTTTGATATTATCGAATCTGCTTTGAGTAAAGCAATACTTTCAGACCACAAGCACGCAACAATCAAAGGTTTTGTTGGGTGTAAAAGATGTAGTGCTAAACTAGAACGACAAAAGGCACTAAAGAAAGAGTTTGGGTTTACAAGCCAAGAGCAATATCTTATGTGGAAAAAGGTAATGCTTATTATTAAAAATAAAGCTAACTTTCAGCTAAACTAATGAAAGAATTTAAACCAACAAAGAAGCACATAGCTAAAAAGCTACAAGACCAGATAACTTTACTAAACGATATAGTCAAGATAAAGATTGCACCATCACAAATAAATGGCGTTGGTGTTATCGCTATGCGAGATATTAAGAAAGGCGAGAAACTATACACGGATATAATCCCACACCAGTTTGACTTACCTTACTCAAAGTTCAATAAGCTCGATAGAGAAATAAGAGAAATAATTTTGGGACATTTCCCTTTAGTCGTTAGTGGCTCGCACTTTATGTACCCAGTAGCAAAGTTCAGTGCCTATCTTAACCATTCAGCAGACCCGAATTATGACGCAGTAAATGATATCGCTCTAAAAGATATTGCAAAAGGAGAGGAAGTAACCGAGGATTATAGACTCATAAAAGATTATCAGATAGTTTTTCCACACCTTAAACTTGACAAGTAGTCTTGTGTGATATAATAGCAATATGGAAGCACTCATAAAACATAAATGTATTAAATGCTCTGCAGATTACGAGGATAAAGATGTAGACGCATACCTTTGTGCAAAATGTATAGAGCTTAAAAACAGGATAGCAAAAGAGATAGACGCAAAAGTGAGAGAACCCAAACCAAAAATAAAGAGTAGCTTAGAGATATACAATGACCTTACACGGCAGACAGGTAAACCTTTTATAAACGCAAGAGACTTAGGATTATTTTAATATATGGCAAGACCTAAAAAGACAGTAAAGAAAGTAGAAGCAGAAAGTGGCTACAAATTAACCCTTTTGTGCTTGAAACAAAAAGCTACATCAAAGGGAGCAACAATCGAGGAGGCACTTGATAACCTAAAGGCTAACAACTTCAAAGGCAGAGGGATTATGCAGGTAACCCATAATGGAATTACAAGAGAGAAAATCATAATGCCAGTAATAGTGAGTAAGTTTGGCAACTCGGCAGGATTGACTAGGCAGATTATTATTAAGAATCTATCAACACTTTTAAGATAAATGACACCATCAATTTTTGAGTTCGTGA